ATTTATCATCATGTATTTTTTTATAAAGGTCAATAAATTCCCTTACAAGATCCTTAAATAAAATTGCTCCCATCAGATGATCCTGAGAATGAACCATTATAAGACCTACATCCAGTTTTTCTCCACCTGCTTCCTTCACTATTAAATCAGTCTGTATTTCATGTGCCTTTATCATTTCCTCACTTGCTTTTTTCATGAATTCTTCCGCTTCTTCAAATTTACCTTCCTTTGCCGCAGTAAGTGCCTGATATGCCAGACTTTTACTTTCTCCTGCACGCCCTATAAGCGTCATTGCAATCATTTCCAAGTCCAATTTTTCTTCCATGTTATTTCCTCCTGATTTTTAATTTTGTTCTTACGCTTGCAAAACTGAAACGATTTTTCACCCCCACAATTTTCTTTCTTGTTTCGCCGTATTGGTTCGGCTCACTTTCTTCATACTCCACGCACAAAGGCTGGTCTTCACGTTTAGCCATTGCGCCCCCTTGCAACTCTAAATAGCTTGCAAAACAAGACACATCACAAACCGCTTGCGCGTCTGCAATGGTCTTATCATCGACATCATCTAACTGCCATTTCTCTAATTTGCGTAATTCACGCCACACAGAAATTGGCGGATTGCCGTAAAACTGGAATTGACGAATACCCCAAAGGTTCGCCCACGCACGCACACGTTGCACGTTTTCGTCTAGTTTCAATCCTTCCACTTCGTCCGATGTTTCGTCTTTCTGATTGCCCGCATAAATGTTTTTGGCAATGTATTTCGCAATATAAGAAACGGCAGAACCTTTTGCAGGGTCAATTTCATCTACTCTGCAGCGGTGTTTTTTCGCCCCGAATTCATCGCCGTCTAACTCTAAAGCTTTTGATTTAAATAAACGGATCACTTCTTCTTTATCTTCCGCTTTCACATACACAAGCAAGTGCCAGTGTGGAGTGGCGTCATGGTGCGGCTCAACGCCACGCATACCAAAAAAGCCGATGCCACGTTTAGCAAACAATGCCCGCAACTGCGCCCAATTCTTACTTAAATAAGCGTGCGTTGTGCGTGGGTCTGCACCTTTCCATTTCTTGTTATTTGTGCCGTTGTTGTGTGTCGCATGGAACGATGAAGGGGCGGTCATGGTTAAGAACAATGACACATAGCCTTTTTCAGTGGCCCATTCGTCCACGCCACGCAAGCGGTTCATCATCTCGTTGAAACGGATGGCAGGATTGCCGGAAGATTTTTGCCACATCGCCATCAATTCCACCTGTTCGGATGGATCGTCAATGTTTTCAATAATCATCTGTTTTAAATATTCAAGATTGGCTTTTTGTTGATTGCGGTAATCGCTTAATGCACCTGTTGAAATGTAAGGGCTAACTTTTGCCGATACTTCACCGCAACCAATCGCCAAATGCTCAATAAGGCGTTTTTGCGTGCTACGTAATGTGCGGAACCAGTATTTTTCGCATACCACACGCAACAATTCGCCTTCTTGTTGTTGCACAGAAATGCGTTTTCCTTCTTCGATGCGGTGTTGGCTTTTAAGTGGAAAGCCAATGTTTTTGCAAACATCAGCACAAAGGCGGTGCAGTTCACTGCTTAAGCGTGAAAAATCGACCGCACTTAATAGCCCAACGGCTTTTTGATTGGCACAATCTTCCACGAAATCGCTTTGCAATCCGTTGAAGTGCAAGGCGAGTTTGTAGGCGATTTCTTTTAATTGGCGTTCGCCTAATAGATAAAAATGCAAGCCTTTACTATCCACAGGCTTTTGCATGGCCAAGTTGGCTGAATAGTGTTTGCGTTCAAGCAACCACGAAACAGAAATGCGATATTGTTCAAAAACGGCTTCCAAACGATTGGTCAAAACATCGCGTAAGGTTGTGTTTGCAATGCGGGCTTGTTTATTGCCTAAGCTAAAACTAATTGACCCATCATCTTTCACACTGCGATAAGCACGCAACCACACATTGCGGAAGTGTTCGCGTTGGCGTTTGCGTGGTAAATCTGAAAGCAGTTTTTCAACATAATCAAAATGATTAGGCGCAACCGCAAACAGCTCAATTTGTGCGGCAGTTGCTTGCGGCAAGTCTAAAGTGCGGTGAGTTTTAGCCGCACTTTCCATTCTTGCCAAACGAGCTTCTTCCATCGCTGAATCACGTTTAGCGATGTTATTGTCTCGTTGTTGCTCCCAGTTCATCATTTTATTTCTATGCTCTTTGTAAGTTGGCTAAATATTCATTGTGCTGATCAAAGTAATCTTTAATGGCTTGATTGGTTGAGTTGATCGCACTTTCCATTTCAGTGAGTGAAAGCACTTCATATTGTGCTAAGGCAAAGTTGCGGACTTCATTCACTGCGCCAATGATGGTGTTGTGTAATCGCCCAATCACTCTGGCTTTTTGTTTTCGCCAACCGTCACTATCTGCGACAATCTCTAACACTTGAAAGCGGTCGCCAATCTTGGTGATTTGTAATTCGGCTCCGCAATCTAAATTGATGTAAATATCGGTACTCATTTTGTTTTCTCCTTAGAAGTGTTTACTTATCCAACTTGCCAACCAACACAAGGCGGCATCTAATAAGGCGGCAGCCATAAAACAGCCCAACATCACCACCGCCAATCCAATGAAAAAATCACTCATTGCCTTTCTCCCAAAAATCCTTGAAATCTAACTGTCTGCTTTTTCTTACCTTGATTTCGCCTGTATCAATGGCGGCTTTAAAACAACGATCTGCACGTGCAAAGCACCAATCTTCATCTGGTGTTGGTGCCAACTGATAGGCTTTCCGCCAAAACTGTGCGGCTTTTAAATATTGTTTTGCTCGTTCTGCTTCTGCTGCAGTTTCGCTTGCCGTTCTAAAGGCGATGAATTTTGTTCTCATGCTGTTTTTCTCCGTGGATTGGCTTGCCATTGCTCCCAATCTCTGTATTTTTGTAAAAAGAGTTGGCGTGCTTTTGTCGCTAAATCACCGTTTTCAATAAATTCGTTAAATGCCTGTCTTGCTTGTTCTTCATCGCCTTTATCTAAGTGATAGATGTAAGCGAATAATTTTTCCTGTGCCTTATCGAGTTTTTGATAATATTCCTTTGCCACAATGCTCAATGCGCCACGGCTTAAAATCACGGTTGCCATACGTCCCCCTAATTCAATGCTTTATCAATCAATGTGAATTCGCGTTCGGTAATGCCTTTCGGAAACATCCCCGAAATCAACCGCACTTTGCGAAATGCCTTGGCGATTTTGCGTTGTCCGTTTTCGGTGTAGTGGTGTAGTTTCTCGCCTGAAAATGTGGTGCTAACTAAATCATTGATGTCGAGTTCTGCCATTGCTAATAAGATTTCTCGTTCACCTTGTGAAAGGTTGCTGAAAGCGTATTCCACGCGATAACGACTTTTACCGATAACGTGGCGGCAATCGCCCCAACTTTGCACAGGCTCAACCGCAATTTGATTTTCTTTGCAGAATTTTGCCGCCGCACTTTCTTTGCCTGAAACGTACATCACACGCCCCCTTGCTTATTTACCTTGAACCCAACTTAACCAACGACCAAACATCCCTTGCTTACTCCAACTGGCTTTTTCAAGCAGTGCCACACGGTCAGAAAGTGTTTCATTCAATAGCACTTGTTGTTGGTTTAAGCTGATTTGATGTTGAAGATGACGTTTAATTGCTTTGTTCTGTATTTCCAACGCTTTTACACGTTTTTCTAACTGATACACATTCACACGTTCTTTGTGTGTTTTCCCGTTGTCGTACACATAGTTTTTACGTGACATTTTCTTGTTCTCCCTAAATTTTGGTTGCAAAAATCCTGTCGCATGAATTTCTTCAAACGACTGTGTTTAAAAATCTTGATGGAAATTAAAGACTAGATGTCGATTTCTTGCTGACGCTCGTCAATCTGATTTAACGGCTTATTCGCACTTAATGCTTCTGGGCGGTCGTTATAGATTGGCGTTCTTACTCTTGTAATTTGGCTTTGCACTCTTAATTCTGTGCCGCAGTTGTTGCAGTAAGCCAACACGTCGATTGACAATAAACCGATCTTTTCTGAAGTTCGCACACGGATGTTGTTACTTCCGCAATTTGCGCATTTATGATCTACGTTCACTATTTACCCACCTAATTTGTTATACTCAATTTGATTTATTCACGATTAACAAAGGAACCAACACTATGAATGAAGAACAATTTATCGAATTGACCGTTGAAAATTCACAAAATCGCCTACGCATTCACGCGCTTGAGCAAATTCTTGCTCTGCTTTTGCATCATAAAACTGACCAGCAGCATCAAGCACTTCATCAATATTACGAATACATACGCGACCAGCATCTAAACAATTTTTCTCTTGATGAAGATCAAGCAGAAAAGATTGAAGCAATATTTGACGCGCTTGAAGATGTTCTACAGAAGTAGAATCGCCATAAAATAACGTGAATGAAAGACGGTATTTGCCGTCTTTTGTTTTGCGAAGAAGAAATTTTCCGCCCGCTTGAATTGCTGTTTCACTCATACACACCACCTTTTCTATTTAACTATTCCGAATCACTGCCCAATCCACATCAGGGCGTAAATCTTCGGCTCTTACTTTGCCTTCTGTTGCTTTGATAATGGCGGGGGTGTATTTTTCATCCA